AGCAATTCATCCATGTCCGCCCGGATTCCCATGGACTCATTCCTCCGGATCGGGCTCAGGCCCCTGGTCCTCCAGTTCCACAACCATGATTGCCGGTTCCTCGAGGGCAGGGGTCTGCAAGGTTTCCTGGTTCAAGGTTTCACTCATTCGACGTCACGATGACTGTGTAGGTTTTCGCCGCATCAAAGCTCGTCGGAGTGAATCGCCACTTCCTGACGAACAGATTGTTTGCCCGATAGACTTTCGCCTTGTTCAGGGCCGTGAGATCGATCGGGCTCCCGCTGATTTCGACAAAGGATTCGGCTCCGGGCGACAGGTACTCGACTTTCAGCGTTCCGGAGGACGGCTGCTCCGATACCTCGATGCTGATCTGATGATGTGGCAGATGCTCATGCCCGGCGGCTCCGAGATCGAATGCGCCTATTGCCTGGGTCTTGGCCGCCCCCTTGAGGACGTGATTCTTGTACATGGCCCGTCACCTCCTCCCGCGATTTGTTACGCGGCCGCTCTCAGGACCATGTAGGAAATGACGTCCTCCGCCGTGGGCGCCGTGTCGGTCGTGAGGGTGAACGATCCCGGGGAAGCGGTGATGGCGTAGGAGAGAATGTTCACCTTCGGGGATCCGCCGTTGGTTTTCATCGCGGCGATCACGACATCCGTGTCTGCGATGCCGACGCAGGAGATTTCCGTCGTCGTGTCCGGGGCCGGGGACGCCGGCACGGTGTAGTTCCCGGCGAACTTGACGACGTGGGACGGAAGGATCCCGTCGTCCAGATGCTCCACGGAAACGCCGTCGTTTTCGATCTGTCCTCCGCCAACCGGGGGGCGGCTCACGATCTTGAGGACATTGATCGTCTCCGTTTCGCCGGAATCGATGGCCTCGAGGGCGTAGCCGAAAAAGACGCCGGCCTTGTTCTTGGAGAGCGAATCCGGGGACTGCGTGGTGTCCCAGAAAAGAGCGTCGCCGATGGAGACGGCGGAATTCCCGCTGCCGTCTTTGGCTACGACCGAAAGGTCGTAGACTCCCGGCCCGAGGTCCACGGTGGCCTTGCCGGACGTGCTGTCCCGGCTGGTCAGGGCGACGAAGGGAAGGTGGCTCCCGATCAGTCCGACATCTTCGGATTCGATTCCGGAGCCCACCGTGACATGAAGGTTTCTTCCATCTTTCTTGACAAGGTTTCCTGCCATTGGCTTTTCCTCCTGAATTTTTGACCGGGCAATCATCGTATCGGCGACCAACCGCCGGAAGCTGGACGGCTCCCGGCGGAACCCGGTTAATCGTCTGTCGATGAGCGGTTAATCGCTCGCTCCTTCATTGCGGTACAGCCCGCGCCAGTCCATGGCCTTCGCGCCGACGTCGATGCGAACCTTGTATTCGACTCCGTCAACGGTCCAGCCCTGCTTGGTTTCCATGTAGGGGGCCTGAATGCCGTCCAGGAAAAACACGACCACCGTTTTCCCCTTGGGCCCGGCCAGATACCAGGCGGTCACGGAATCGTCGTCCAGGCGGGGCTCATAGACCCGGTTGAAATAATTCCCGGAATAGGGATTCGCCCGGGTCGCGGCCAGGGAGGAATCGGTGGCGACCGTGTTGCTGTCCGCAAATTTCTCGGACTTGAAGAAAACTTCGGTCGCTCCCTCGATGGCGGTCGGGCCGATGAAAAAGATCGGCCGGATGTTCAGCCGCCGGAGGCCCTGAAGGTCGGTCTGCCCTTTCATCGCACGGATAGCTTCCGCGATGGCGGCGATCCCGGGGGCGGTCAGATATCCGGATCCCGCATCGTTCAGGTGGTTGGTTTCATCGAAGAGGGCATTCCCGTCTCCCATGTTTGCGTTCGCGGTGAGCACGGCGTAGGCGACGTCGCCGACGCAGCGGGCGGCTGCCTCACCGTGAGCAGCGGGGGTGTTCGTCAGGGCGTTCAGGTCGTCGTTGATGATCGTCTGCCGGGAGAGCGAGAAGATCTTCCCGTACGTGCCGATCTTGTACGTCTCCTGGGCGTCGGTCCTCTTGCCGTAGTTGTACTCCTCGTCTTCTTTCACCTCCTCGAGATCCGAGGCCTCGGAGGCTCTCGCGCTGTAGTGCGTCTTGAAGTCACTGACGGACCCCGTACCGCACCACATGGACCACGTCTCGTTTGCGGTCTCCCACCCCTGGAACAGGGCCTTGTTCGCCACGTTGGCCAGGAGATACTGGAAATCGTCCGTGGTCATGGCCCGGCCGACCATTTCCAGGGTGCGTCCCCAATGGCTCCGGCCGGACATCCGGAGGCATTCGCGGGCGAGTTCGACCAGCGAAAACCCCCTGAGCTCCATGGCTCCCGGGGCCGGCTTTTCGATTTTGATGTTTCCCCGGAGACAAAGGGAATCCAGCGCGGCGGTCCGGAACTTCTCCCTGTCGGTGATACCGACTTCGATGCCGGAAAAGCCGGGGTTCGCCTTCTCGGAACGTTTCTTGAGCTCGTCCATGACCGCTTCTCTGGCCTGATCCATGGTTTTCCCGCCGGTGATGAGCCCGAGGGTCATGTCTTCCGTCCCGTACCTCTTGCAGACGGCGACGATCCCATCGATACGGTCCGTCTCGTCCTTCTTGCCGGCGTCCGAAGCCTCCTTCCGGATTTTTTCCAGGTCGGGTCCGTCCTCTTTCTCCTCGGGTTTTTTCTCTTCCCGTTTTCCACCGAGGCTTTCCAGGAAGGCCCATGCCTCCTCTTCCGTGGCGCTTTCTTTCAGCCCTCTTCGCTCGAGGAACTTTCTCAACTTTTCATCCATTTCGCTTACCTCCGGATCTTTTTCGTTTTTTCCTTCAGCGCTCCGCGCCTTTGCGTTCGGATCGGCGCCGATCGGGACCGCGGACAGCTCCCTGGGAACCCATTCGATTCCGACCTGCATCGGCCCTTTGAAAGTCTTGCCCTCGATGACTTCCGTCTGTCCGGCATCGATCCACCGTTTCTTCAGAAGCCGATAGCCGATGGAAAAGTCCGTGAGGTGTCCCTCGCGGGTTTTCGTGGCCGGGCTTTCGGCTTCGGGGGCGGAGGAAAAATGGATTCGTCCTACCATCCTGGTTTTTTCGATTTTCATTTCTCGATATGACCCGATCACGGATCCGGTCGTAAATCGGTTATGCGAATCGAGCAGGATGACCTGGCGGCTATCGGGCATCCGTGCTCCCGACATCAGGAGCACTTCGGTGATAATGCCGCGGTCCCAATCCCATACCTGGACAGGTTCTTCCGTTGCGCCGACGACTTCGACGGAGCGCGTTTTCTCGTCCCATGTCGACGGCCCGCCGGAATCGTTCACGACGACGGGGGCCGCTCTGTAATTCAATTCCCGTTCGTTCTCCTCCTGATGCATCTCTTTTATTCCTCCTCTATCGCCGCGGGATTGTTCTTGTCCGCGGTCGACGGCTTCGAAAATTCAAGCCCGTATTCCTCGGCCATGTCCTTCGCGTCCCGGATCTCGCGGTAAATATCCTCCAGGTCGCGGCCCCTCTCGCGGGCTATTTCCTGGGGGCTCTTGAGTCCGTAATCGATGCTTTCGATCTGACTCTTGGCCTCCCGGAGGGGATCGACGGCGGCCATGCCCGGGGGCTGCCATTCCGTTTCCCAGTAGGGGCGGGGATCGTTGAAATATCCCGGGAGCTCGAGGCGGCCAGAGAGGACGGCCATGTCGAGGAAGGTCCTGTATGCGGGTTGACCGAAATGACGGATATGGCGGACCGCGATCAGACGCAGCTGCTGCGACCAGTCGTTCCGGACAATCCGGGCCGTGCTGAAATTGATTCCCTGATAATCGCCCGTCAGGAGCTCATACGGAACTTCCGTGCCTACGGAAATCATGGTCAGGATAAGTTTCACGAAAGGATTGAACGTTGCGCCGGGGCGTTCATGCTTTGCGATGTCGATCTTTTCTCCTGGCCGGAGATATTCGATTATGGCGTTCTCCATCTCCTCGATGGGTTTCTGTGATCCGTCCACCCCTTCGGCGTTTGCGACACGGCCGCTCTGCATCATGGCCGGGTTGTCCGTCGTAATGAAGGCGAGGTACTTCGATGCAAGCTTCGCTGCGTCCATTTCCGTTCCCATGTAATTGTCGAGATCGTCGGCGATGACGACGGCTGACGCGAAAGGCGACACGCCGCGGAGCTGTTGCGGCCGGAGAGTCTTGAATCCGTGGATCACCATTGAGGCCGGCACGTAGACGTCTTTCCCGCCATAGTGCGGATCCATGAACCAGTATCCCGTTACGCGGCCTGTGGCTTTTTCGTATTCGACGCCCTGGCGGGTCTCCCTGGTTCCCGGATCCGCCGACATGCCGATTCCTCCGGCGCCATAGGTATCATGGACTCCCGTGAGCCAGTCGGATTCATAGACCTGCAGAGCGAATGGAACGCGGCGGCGCGGGTCCCGGGGAAATGCTTTTACAAAGATGAATTCGCCGGATTCCACGTCCTGTCGTTTCGTGAGCTGCATCAACTCGTTGAAATGCAGTTTTCCGGAAATGTCGGCTTCCTCCTGCCACCATTTCCAGGCGGTTTCGATTTTTTCGATGATTTTTTTATCGAGCTTCCCGTCCTGCCCCTTGACTCTGGATTGGCACATGATCCCGGGACCTACCACGTTATCGACGATGCAGTTGATTGCGCGTGAAAAATAGGGGAAGTCCCGGACCAGCTGTCGAACTCTCGCACGGATCGCCGGGGCCGAGCTGCCGATGACGTCGTTCGGGTTTGCTGAAACAGCAAGCCATGGACCGGAAAGCCGGTTCCGTTTCGCCGCTGCGTAGGTTTCATTTCGGGAAATTCTTTCGCGCCAGTAACGGCGGATGAGGGCGCGTCGGGGTGATACCTGTTCGATAAGACCGTCGATCCATCGCCCGAGAAACGTCATGTCGTCGTCCTCCCGGCCTGCTTGCCGTAGGTACGGCGGTACGCGGTTCCCGTTTCGGCCTGATATTCCGCCAAAACCTTCCGGCGTTCTGCCACCAAATCCTTATAGGCAGCCCTCAGAAGGGACTTGTCACCCTTGTCGTAGGATTGGGCGGAGAGCACCTTTGAGATGGCGGCGTCGAGTTCTTCGAGACGTTCCTGAGCGGTTTTAATAGCCAAAAAACATGTACCTCCTGTTTGCGGGAGATTTTAACCCCATGTTTTTTGACCCTTGGTGGTTTTTGGGTGGTTTTTGGGTGGTTTTTGGGTGGTTTTTACCCCCTTTTTGGGTGGTTTTTGGGTGGTTTTTGCATCTTGACAAGGATTTCAGGCAACACTTTTTGGACTTCGTCCCGAACGATTTTCCGGATATCGCTATTGCCCCGGCCTGATTTCCAGGCGATGATATCGGATTTTTCGGCAGTCCATCGGCCTCCGAGCTTGCGGGCAGGAAATCCGTCATTTTTTATCTTTGCCAGAATGGTGTTTTCGCTGTACTGAATATTCAGCGATCTGCAAAACTCGCAAATCTGATCGATTCCTTGAAGGGTCTCCATCGCCTGTTATTCCTCCTTTTTGTTTTGTAATATTTTCACGACATGAAACGGTCTTCTGACCCCCGCGGAATATCTTTCGGACGCCTCAAGGGCAACGATGATCCGCTCTTCCGGGGTCATTCGGTGCTCATTTTTCAGCGCAAAGAGGCATCCGAGGGCAATATCGCTTCCGCATCCGACCGCGAAAAAATTGTCAACCTGTTTCCCGATTTGGAAATCATTATCGACATAGTATAGGTCGCCTCGATATCCCATGATGAAACAACCGCCAGTGATTTGATTGTTGTTAATTGCCGCATAATTGTTATCTTTAAAACAGGCGATCAAGGCGCCGAGGAACTTGTTGTGCAGATAATCTTCTGTTGATTGTTTCTCCTCTCTTTTGGGGATTGAAAAATTGTATCTGATCAACTGACCCATTCTGAAAGACGATGTAAAACCGAACGCAAATTCGTCTTTGACAAACACCTTCTCGTCTGCCCGGATCGACATGGAATAACCGGCTACTCCGGCGGAATCTCCTCCGATCCATATATTCCCATTTTCATTCCAGCCAACAATACAGGTCATCTTGTCACCACCTTTTGTTTCTTCCTGTTTCCTGCCTAACGGCGGGTTTTTTTGTTTCCGTTTTCCTGGCCTCCATGTATGAGGCCATCATCTGCAGCGACGGCATCCATTCCGGATCGGCACAGGCGGCCGCCAAAATCTCGCAGTCCAGGAGATGGTTCGGTCTGCCTGGATATGCCTTCCATTTTCTTTTTCCGGTTCGTTTTTCCCGGACCAGCTGCTCGGCGAGGATCTGTTTTGCGTAATCCGACTTCGTGTCCTTGTGAAGGTGAAAACGTTGATCCTCGCCATCCTGCCGCTCAAGGCGCCAGTGCAACAGATACTTGAATGCGATCGTGTCGATGAGCCGAAGTTCGAGGCCTCCTGGTATGGGCCGATTCGATCCAGAGTATTTGTCAATCTGGGAGATTTTGATCCTCCGGAGTTGCGGTCTTGAGGCCCCTTTTGTTCCGAACGCCACATTCCGGCCGTTTTTCCTCAGCCACTGATAGCATTCCTCTGTCCGGGACATTTCCGCATCGTCTTCCTTGCCCCCCCCCGTGTCGATGGCGGCCCGCCAGATCCCCAGAGTCTCGTCCCTGCCTTTGATCTGGAAGCGTGTTCGGAATATCAGATCAGTTACATCATCCCATGACGAAAGATATCCGTACTGAATGAGCCAGCTTTCGAGCTGCCCTGACCAGGCTCTCACCACGAACCAGAAGCCGCGTTTCTGCATGTCGATTCCGCATGTCAGGGCTACGGCCTCCGCCGGCACGATTCCCGGATCCAGCTCCGTCCGCAGCCGGAGGACCTGATCTTCATCCTTTTCCTCGATCGTTTCCCGCCATGGCTCGGCTTTGTGCTGCGTGACGAAGATCTGGAGCTTTCCCGGATCGTTGAGGCCCCGAAGAAACGCGGCCGCGGGTTCGGACAGGGAAAGAAACGGCGAATACCAGGAAGGAAGATGAAACGCCACGGCAAGGGGGCGGGAAATCGGATTGTCGGCGATCCACTTCCCTTTCCGGCATGCATCGTTCCGCATGGCGTCGGTCCACAGCATGCCGCATTTGACGCAGGCGTACCGGGCAAGCCTCTCACGGATCAACCGTCTCGGTTCCCGGACGTCTTTCGGCCAGACGATTTGATCG